TTTAAGATCTATAATATCTATGTATTTTGGAGGAATAATTATTTCCTTATTTAAATTATTTTGTGAATTATCATTTGAATTATTATTTGGATTATTATTTGGAAAGAATTTTTTCTTTAATTCATTAAATGTTTCTTTCATATCACCTGGCATTGTATTGAATAATATTTTGCAAAATCGTATTTCATAAGAATTATTTATTTTTTCATATAATGAATTTAAATAATTAATTTCATATTCATTTAAATCAAAATGTTTTAAAAAAGAAAACCTCCTTTGATAATCATAAATTTTTCTTCTATTATCGTCTATTAAGATTTCATATGCTTCACGAATTAATATAAATTTATCTTTAGAATTATTATCTTTATTCTTATCAGGGTGATATTGTAATGATAATTTTCTAAAACTTAGTTTAATACAATCTTTAGTTGCAGTTTCATTTATACCTAATATTTCATAATAATCAATCATTTAGTATATTGTATATATCTAACAAATAATATTCTAAATATATTATATCTTTATAACAATTTATCATTAAATAATTAGTTTCTGTGCTTTTTTTTATAATTTTACTTTTCTTATCTGATGAAATATTTTGACAAATATAATAATTAATTATTTGTTTTAATAATTCATTTACATCTACTACAGAATTTTTAATATTATAAGATAATTCTTTAAGAATAACTAAATTTTTATTTAATTTATTATCCATAAAACTAACTATTTTTTGTAAAAATATTTTCATAGGATCATTATAACCATCTATTTTCTTAATAATATCATTTATATCTGAGTATGAATTTATTAATTCTTTTATAATCCTATCTTCTTTTTGAATATTATTTATTTTAAGATAATTTTTTATATAAATTTCTTTATCTATAGAAGATAATAATGATATTCTAATACAAATACATCTACTCTGATTTGCTTGTAAAACTTTATCAAACATTCTAGTAAGAATAATAAATTTTGTTGTTGATAATGTCTTTTCTATGATTACTTTGAGTTTATTTTCAATTATAGGATTAATTTTATCATAATTATCAAGAATTATATAATTATTTTTATCAGTAAAATAATTATATGATTTAGAAATCTTTTTAATGGTTTTAATGAAACTATCTTTAGTATCTAACTTAATCTTTTTTATATTAAAATAATAATAATAACTATTATATTCATAATAAATTTCTTCATCATAAATATTTATAGTTTCTTTATTTTGAAAATATTCATCAAGAATTGTTTTTATAAAAACTTTTTTTTCTAATTTTCCATAAATGATTAAATTAGAATGATTTTTATGTAATAATATTTTATAGATTTTATAAGCATCTTTATAATTGTGAAGATCGCAAATACTCATAATTCATTATATGTTTTATAGTTTAAATATTATTAGTTTAAATAAGTATTTTTAAAACTAAGAGATATTATGAATATCATCATAAAAAATAATGAATTAAATCTGAATAATATTAGGATAAAAAATAATGATAAAATTTTATATAATTTTTATTCATTACAATTGCTTGGTATTCCTTTACTTTTAAAAGATTTCACATATGATATTATTGATAATTATCTAAAAATAAAAGTAAATGATGAAAATATATTAAATAAAATAAGATTAATAGATGATTTTTTTGATAATAAATTTAAAAATTATAAAAAAATCCTTGATGATAATATTATTCATATTAAAAATGTAATGAATAAATCAAGTTTATCAAAAGAAATTTATATTAATATTAATAGTTTAAAAAGAAAAGATTTTATATTATATCTTAATATATTTACATTATGAATGATCAAGACGAATTCCTATATTTAATTGCAAATCCTATGAAAAAGAAAAAAACTTATGTTTATGAAAATATTAATGAAGATATACAATTATTATTACAAAAAAAATACAAAAAATATAATATTGATGAAGACATGTTATCTATTATATTTAAATTAATTGAAGGAAAATTATTTGAGATAAAAGAAAAAAAAGATAAAATTATTGAAGAAAAAGAAATTCTTAAATTATCTGAAAGAATAGTTTCTGAAATTTTTTATAATGTGTTATCAAAACATTCCTAAATCACAATCCAAACAGATATTAGGATTTTTTGATCTTAAAATTTCCCTTATAATATCTTTTGATATATTACCATATTTTATCATGTATAATCCAACTATTAATGGTGATACTGTAATTCCATTATAACAATAAATAAAAATATTTTTTTCTTCTAATGATTTATGAATAAAATTTAATATTTTATCTATTTTTCCAGTTAATTCATATATACTATTATTTGTATTTGATAAAGGTATTCTAATCTTATTAATATTATCTTTATTCAAAAATCCTTGGTCGCATGTACAATTAATTGCAATATTGATATTATTATCATTATAAAATTCTGAATTATAAACATCATTTAATGATCCTATCCATAATCCAGATAAAATTTCTGTTGGCATTTAATTAAAATAAATATTATAAATTTGATTTTATTTAAAGATAATTTATAAAATTTATAGTGAATTATGGATTTTGATAAATATTTTGATAATTTGAATGTTCAAGATGAAATAAGTTTAAGGGATGAAAAAACTACATGCTGTAGTGATATGAATAATTTTATAATTCATAATGGTATAACCACATGTAAAGAATGTAATTCTATTGTATCAAATATTTCTGATGGAGCGGAATGGAGATATTATGGATCAAGTGATTCTAAAAGTTCTGATCCGACAAGATGTGGAATGCCTACCAATGTCCTATTACCAGAATCATCCGTTGGTTCAACTATAAATTTTAAAAATAATAGTAAATCCATGAATCAAATTAGAAGATATAACAATTTTCAAGGAATGCCATATAAAGAAAGAAGTAAATATAAAGTATTTAATATCATTAATGATAATTGTATAAAACATAATATTAATCAAAAAATTATTAATGAAGCAAAATCATTGTATAGTAATATATCTGAAATTAAAATATCGCGAGGATCTAATCGTGATGGAATTATTGCTGCATGCGTTTACTATTCATGTAAAGAATGTGAAGTCCCTAGATCAACAAAAGAAATTGCCGAAATATTTAATTTAAATATTACAGTTATCACAAGAGGTTGTAAAAATTTTCAAGAAATTCTGAATCTTAATAAAAAAAATAAAAATAGAGTTCAAAATCGTTCAATTCATCCAAATGATTTTATTGAAAGATTTTGTGATAATTTAAGTTTAGATATTACAGAAATTAAAAAAATATGTAGTATTTGTTTGAAAAATAATATTATAGCAAATAATACTCCTCAATCAATAGCATCTGGATGTATTTATTTCTATATTAAAATTAATAATCTTATTACAACTAAAAAAGATCTTGCTGGTATATGTAAAATTTCTGAAGTCACTATCAATAAATGTTTTAAAAAAATTGAAGATAATATTGAATTATTTAATGATTTTATTTAATGATTTATTTAATGAATATTTTTAAGACTAAAAATACTATTGCCATAACTAAACCTTTAAATAATAATGATAAAAATGTTTCTTTTCCTGTTTCTAAATCATACATAAATGAAACATTTTTCATTTTCATATTTTCAGATATTATTTCAATATTAAATAAAATACTTATTAATAATACTATAATTACTTCTTTATAATCCATTAATGTATTTTTTATTTTATCTAACATTGATTCTTCTTTATTTTCTGATTGTTTTTGCTGTTGCTGCTGTTGCTGCTGTTGCTGCTGTTGCTGTTGCTGCATTTGTTGTTGCTGCATCATTTGTTGCTGCATCATTTGTTGTTGCATTCTTTGCTGAGCAATTTTTTGTTGTTGCATTTGTTGTTTCATTAACATTTCTTTTTCTTCATCCGTGATTTGAGGCATTTGTTGCTGAGAAGTTTTACCTTGTGTTTGAGATTGCTGACCATCAACATTCAAATCATTCAAAATAGAATTAACCATAGAATTTTCTTCATTACTTAAATTAGAATTATTCATGTCTTTAATCAAAGCATCTATGTCAGAAGAATCTCCCATTTTTTTTATGAAATAATTATTTTTTATTTTATAAACGTACTAATATTATATTATCTGAAAATGAATCATATGAAAATTTTCCCATATAAAACCCTATTATAATTGATAATAATATTCTTAAAATATCTTTTAAATTCATATTTAATATTATATATAATTTTTTTCTAATAAATAATAAATGAACTTTAATATTCCTGTATCAAATCAAAAATTCTATATGATCATGATTTTTTATTTTGCTCTTATATTAGTCCTTGCTAATCTTGGACAAAGATTTAAACAACTAGGATTAACAAATGGAATTTATTTAGGTTTATTCGTTAGCGGTGTATTGTGGCACTTCTATGGTAAAAAAATTTCTGGTATACAATAATTTATTTCAAATAATAACTAATTTATCTCTAAAACAATATTATCTGTATCAGTAATATAAAAATAAAATAATGTTAAACTTATCATAATTAATAATATTCTTATATCTAAAAAATTATTTAGCATTTATTTATTATAATATTTTAATATTTGTGAAACCAATAATTTGCATTCACCGGAACAGGAATATCTGAGTCCATTAATAATGTTTTATAAATATAATCATTTGGATTATATCCTAAATCCATTTTTGCTGGATAATCTTTTATACTATTTAATTTAGAATTATGATAATTTAAAATTTCACAATTATCATATCCTTCTATTATATTCGTTAATGAAATCATTATTATCATTATAACAAATATTATTTTAAAATACATAAAACTATATTATATTAAATATAATATTATGGAAGAAATACTTGATCTGTTTGACTCAAATGAAGAAACTCTATACACTGATTCTATCATGAATAATGATGAACCTAAAGAATATTACATAGGTAAAGCAGAATTTATCCTAAAACAATTAAATGATACAGGTAATTATTATGAATTCTTAAAAATAATCTTAAAAAAATATAATACATTAAATGAAAACCAAAAAAAAGAATTAATTGAATTAATGAATATCCCAAAACGAGAAAAAATTGTTGAAAAAGTTAAAATAGTTTACAAAGAAAATAAATCGAAGAAACCTAAAATTAATAATTATGATGATGATTATTAAAATTTTATTTAAAAATTTGATAATTATATTATATATCTTACAAAAATGGAATCTGTACTATCTAAGAATGGATATAAAATTAAAAAGAAATCATTAACTCCTAAATCATTAAAAACATTAAAAGATGATCTATCAGTTAAACCTTTTGTTTATAATGATTATAATAATACATGTGCTGAATCTAAATTTCAAGTATATTTAGAATCTCCTAATTCTATTTATATTCCTAAGTTTTATGGGATTGAAAGATATGGTATGCCTCAAAAAATTAAAATGAATGAAGGATCCGATATTAATATTAAATTTAATGGTGATCTTAGACCTGAACAAAATCCCATTGAAGAAATATATCTTAAATCTGCAAATGAAATTGGTGGTGGTATTATTTCACTAAAATGTGGAGGCGGTAAGACTGTTCTTGCATTACACATTATTTCTATGCTTAAAAAGAAAACTATTGTCATTGTTCATAAAGATTTTCTAATGACACAATGGTATGATAGAATTAAACAATTTCTCCCTGATGCTAAAATTGGTAAAATTCAGCAAAATACTATTGATATTGAAAATAAAGATATAGTTCTTTCTATGGTTCAAAGTTTATCTATGAAAGAATATCCCGAAGATACATTTACTTCATTTGGTCTTGCTGTATTTGATGAATGTCATCATTTAGGTGCTGAAGTTTTCTCTAAATCAATGCAAAAAGTTTCTTCTAAATATATGTTAGGATTATCAGCAACTCCTAATAGAAAAGACGGATTAAGAAAAGTGTTTGAATGGTATATAGGACCTGTTGTTTATATGACAAAAGATAAAAATGAAGATTATGTTGAAGTTCAATTAATTAAATATGATTCTTTAGATCAAAATTATTGTAAAGAAGAAAAAACTTTTAAAGGTGATGCTTGTATGCCAAGAATGATTAATAATATCTGTGAATATTATCCTAGAACAAAAACAATACTTGATCTTGTAGATAAATATTATAAAGAATCCAGAAAAATATTAATTTTATCTGATCGAAGAGAACATTTAAATATCATGGAAAAATATATTCATGAAAATATTGCTCCTAATAATGTTGGACAATATGTCGGTGGAATGAAACCAAGTCAACTTCATCTTTCACAAGAAAAAGATATTATCTTAGGAACATTTTCTATGGCATCTGAAGGTATGGATATTCCTAAATTAAATACTTGTATTTTAGGATCTCCTAAATCTGACGTTCAACAAAGTGTTGGAAGAATCTTTAGGGAAAAAGAATGTGATAGAACTCATCATCCATTAATTGTAGATATTATTGATGACTTTTCATTATTCACTAACCAAGCAGGTAAAAGACAAACACTTTATAGAAAAATGAATTTTAAATTATTTATGGATGGAGAAGAACTTACAAAAAAGAAAACAACACGAAAGAAAAAAGAAATAGATATTTTTGAAATTACTGAATGTTTATTTGATTAATATATTTATTATTATAAATGAGTCAATCTAAAAAACCCTTGTTACCTAATTTTTCTCAAAGAGTTGAAAAAGTAATTGATACTCTTAAATTACCGGAAGAAGCAAATAAAGAATTATTAAAGTTACGATTTTTAGATGAAGTTAAATTTTATGAACAAAAACGTAATTCTACCAGAAGATTTTATAATGTTTTCCGTTTTACTGTCACTACAGGTAGTATTCTTTTACCTGCAATCCTTTCATTAGGACAAATGGATCCAACAAAATTACCTAAAAATTTCGACCAAATAACTTATTGGTCTTCATGGACTATATCATTAATGGTAACTATTTCAAATGGATTTTTACAATTATTTTCTTTAGATAAAAATTATTTTAATTATTCATTAACAGTTGAACAACTTAAAACTGAAGGTTGGCAGTTCTTCGGTTTATCTGGAAAATATGAAGATTATAAAAAACACGATATGGAATCATATAAAAATTTCTGTAAAAATATTGAAGGAATTAAAAGAAAACAAATTGAACAAGAATTTAATGGTAAAGCAGATTCAAAAAAGAAAGCATTTGATTTCGCTGGAGAAATGGCAAAACTAAAAGATGAAATTAAACAATCTGGTGAAAAAAGAATAATTCCTCAAAAAAATGTTACCCCACCACCTATTCCATTCAGAGATTTTGATCTTGAAAAAGGATTAGATCTTAAATCAGGTTTAAATATTGTTTCAGGATTTATAGATCCTAAGGCAACAGCAAGTGATATATTACAAAATGTTGCAAGAAATAATGTTGAAGAAGTAATTGATGATGTTAAAGATAAAGTAAATGTTGTAAAAGATAATAATAATGATAAAATTTAATTATTTGTTATTCTTATTTTAGGATATATATAAGCAAAAAATATAAATAATAATATCCAATGAACTACATAAATTTCTAATGAATTTTTACCACACCATTTAACTCCTTTTGTAATTAAATTTTTATCTTCTTTTTTATCCACTAATAAATCTTGATTTTTTTTATTTGTAATTACTCTCCCTAAGATTATTCCGATACAGATAAATACTATCCATGGAATTATCGGAAAATGATCTACTGCTCCATAACTAGAATATAATCCTGTTATAAATGCTATTTTTGGAGGAACTCCATAAAATATTTTTTTATCTTTTCCAATTAAATATCTTATAAATAATGTAACTAAAACTATTACCACTAATAACTTTGGTGAGTCTACTAATGGCAAAAGTAATAATGAACTAAATGCCATAAAATGAAGAATACCAAATTTTACAAACATATTCCCAAAAATATAATAGGAAAATATACTGATAAATATTGCTATTAAAACTAATTTTAATATTCGGTATAATTGTTTTTTTAAAAATTCTGATTTTTTCTTTTTATCTTTTTTTATTTTTTCTTGATCTGAATTATATGATATATACATGTTTACACCTACCCCTGTTATGAATATTATTTGTGCAATTTTTGCCAATGTTGTTAAAGTTTTTGTATCATAATTAAATTCTTTAAAACCATATTGATTCGGAAAATAAAAGATATGAAAAATAACCATAAATATAACAGCAACTCCTTTTATTAAATCTACCTTATCAAATCTCATATATATAAGATAGATATAAATTTAATAAATTTGAATATTAAAGTTAAAATATTATAAATAGATAATATGGTAAATCTACAAATATTAGATATCGGAGATGATGATGTTAATTTTGAGTATATCATTACATTATACTGTAGAAATGATAAAGGTGATAATGTTATTTGTCATGTGAATGGATTTAATCCTTCATTTTATGTTAGAGTACCAGATGATGATCTAACAAGTCTTAAAACATTAATTAAAAAAGCACTAACAGATCAATTAGAAAAAGATGTTCATAGATTACCTGAATTTAAAGATCTTGATAATGAAGATAAAATATTCCAAGGTAAATTAAAAAGTAAATTAGATTATTACACAGATCCGAATTGTAGTTATTACTGTAAAATGAAATATAGCGATAATATTATTAAAAATAAATCTTTCTATAACTTTTCGTTTAATGAAAATGAAACATTCTTGTTTTATAAACTTGAATTTACATCTAATTTTAGTATGATGAAATATATTAATGCAATTAAGAAATATTATCACAAATTAAAAGATAATTATCATGATATCGAAAATAATTCATTTATAAAAAGATGGTTAGATCTTAAAGAATCTAATTGTGATTGTGAAGCAAATCTATATGAATCAAAAGTTAGTCCAATATTAAAATTCATTCATACAACTAATATTAATTCCTGCGGTTGGATTAATATTAATAAAAAACATTATAAATCAGTTAAAAACAAAGTATTTAATTGTTTAAAAGAATATGATAAAATTTATTATAAAAATATTATTCCTGTAGAAAATGATGAAATTTCTAATTTCAAAATATTATCTTTTGATATAGAATGCGATAGTTCACATGGTGACTTCCCTAATCCTAAAAAAGACTTTAAAAAACTTGTTGATGAAATATATGATTATATCAAAAATGTACCCGGTAATACAATGAAAGCAATGCTTATACCAATAATTAATAAGTGTATATCATGGGCATTTAATGTCAATGATGATGTTTGTGATCAAATTAAATATTCTATCTCAAAAATATATACTGATAAAAAATATGATAATTTAAATGATTTAAATGAAGCATTAGAATCTTCCGAATTGTTTAAAGATTTAAACCAATTAACCGACAATAAATCAAGAAATAAAATCTTAAAAGAACTTTATAAAATTTTTGAAAATAATCTTAAATATCGTGAAGATTCTAATGCTGAAATACCGATAAGGAAAAAAATTAGTGTCCTTGGTGATCCTATCATTCAGATCGGTAATGTATATTATGATTATGTTGATAAAATATTTCATAGAGAAATTATAGTCTTCAAAGATAATGTTAAAGAAGAAGAAATATGTAATAATCTTGAAAATATAGATTTAATTCGTTGCTCAACAGAAGAAGAATTATTGATAAAATGGTCTGAAAGTTTAATTAAAAATAATCCTGATTATATTACAGGTTATAATATCTTTGGTTTTGATTTTAACTTTATTATTGAAAGAGCAGATATTCTATTTAAATGTCCATCAGGATGTAAACCTACTACATACGATGGAAAAAAAACAAAATTTGTAGATCATTGTGAATCATGTCCTAAAAATAAATTCTATAAAATAGGAAGAATATTAGAAAATAATAAAAAATTATATCGCAATAAAGAATGTCGTTCTGTAGATAAAGAATTAAGTTCTTCAGGATTAGGTGATAATGTACTTAAATTTATTCATATGGATGGTAGAATCTTGTTTGATATGCAAAAAGAAATTCAAAAAGGTCATCCTTTAGAATCTTATAAACTAGATAATGTTTCAAGTCATTTTATGAAAGGTAAAGTTAAGATTCAAATAACTCTTAATATAAATGGTATCTATACAACAAGATTATCAACTAAAAATACTGGATATCTTAAAAATGGTGATTATATTGGATTAAATGTTCATACTAAATGGGGAACTTATAAATATGAAGATAAGAAATTTATTATAAATAAGATAATAGATAACACAATATTTATTGAATCTGAAAAACCTATTATAATTGAAGATTATGAATATATTGAATGGTGTTTAGCAAAAGACGATATTTCACCAAAAGATATCTTTTGCTGTCATAAAAATAATACGAATTATACCTTAGAAAATGGACTAAAAGTCAATGGTCCTGAAGGCAGAGCAATGATTGCTAAATATTGTGTTATGGATTGTGAACTTGTTATTCATCTTGTTGTATCATTAGACATTATTCCAAATAATATTGGTATGGCGAATGTTTGTTCTGTTCCTCAATCATTTATCTTTTTGAGAGGTCAAGGTGTTAAAGTTAATTCTTTAATTACTAAATGGTGTTCTCAAAACAATATTAGAATTCCAACATTACAATCTTATGATCCTAATAATAAAGAAGGATTTGAAGGTGCTATTGTTCTTGATCCTGAACAAAGAAATACAACTGGAATGTATTTAGAAGATCCAGTTGCAGTTGTAGACTATGCTTCTTTGTATCCTAGTTCTATCATAGAAAATAACTTTTCTCATGAAACATTTATTTGTACTGAAAAAGATTATTTAGAAAATCCAGAAAAATATAATCATTTTAAAGAAGAATTTAAAGAACATCCTGATTGGTATACAAAAGCAACATATGGAGATTATGAATTTACTGAAAAATTTAAAAAGAATGATACTATTATCATTAAAGCAACAGGTGAGGAAGCAATTATTGATAAAGTTGAAAAATCAAAAGAAGAAGATGATGATACAAAATATTATATTATTAAGAATGAAAAATATACGGGTGATGAACTTTATAAAGTAGATGATAAACAATGGGATAAACATAAATTAGAAACTGAAACTACATGTTATTATAAATCACAATTTTATAAGTATGATCCTGAAAAAGGTCCTAAATATGGAATTATTCCAACTATTCTAAAGACTTTACTTGATGAAAGAAAAGCAACTAAAAAAAGAATTAAAACTGCTGAAACAGACGATAAGAAAAAAGTTTATGAATGTTTACAATTACAATATAAATTAACAGCAAATTCAGTTTATGGTCAATTAGGAGCAAAAACTAGTTCAGTATTCTTTAAAAAGATAGCAGCATGTACTACTGCTATTGGTCGTCAAAGAATTTATGATGCTGAAAATGGAACAATTGAATGGGCAAGAAAACAAACTGATTATATCTGTACAGATACTTCATTAGTTAAACTTGAAGATCGTGCCAAAATTGTTTATGGTGATACAGATTCAGTCTTTATTAAGTTTTCTAGGTATAATAAAGATGGCAAACTTTTAACAGGTCCCGAAGCAATCGCTCATTGTATAGAATGTGGTAAGCAAGCAGGTTTATATGTAACAGAGCATTTATTAAATCCTAATTTTAAAGGTAAATTTATTAAAGATTTACCAATAGAAGAAACACCCTTTAAAGGTCCTCAAGATTTAGAGTATGAGAAAACATTTGAGAACTTTATTCTTATTAGTAAAAAACGTTATATTGGTGATAAACATGAAATGGAATATTTAACTGATCCTAAAAGAACTTCTATGGGTATTGTTATGAAACGTAGAGATAATGCTCCAATAGTAAAATATGTTTATGGTAATATTTTAGAAATTCTAATGAAACAAAAAAATGTAGAATTGGCAAAAGAATGGTTAAAAGATACTTTGTTAAAGATTAGTAAAGGTGAAATGAGTAAAGATAATATTGATATGTTTGTGATAACAAAATCTTTACGAGGATATTACAAAAATCCTGAATCAATTGCTCATAAAGTTTTGGCAGATAGAATTGCAGAAAGAGATCCAGGTAATAAACCTAAACCAAATGATCGCATACCTTATGCTTATTTTGAATTAGAATACAACATGAAATATGATATAGAAAATAAATATAAATCAGGTAAAAATAAAGGTAAAGATAAAAAGAAAACAATACTTCAGGGTAATCGTATTGAGCACAGGGATTATATTATAGATAAAAAATTAAATTTAGATTATAACTTTTATATAACAAATCAGATTATGAAACCAGTTTCTCAACTTTTAGAAATTCAAATCGGAGAAAAAGAAATTAATGAAATATTTAAGAATTATATTGATTAAATAATTTTAAATTAACTATTATTTTTTAAAATATTAGATCCTGTTCTTTCAATATTAGTTATAGTTTTTTGCGATTCTTCGAGTAATTTTTCACCTAATTCAGATTCTTTGATTCTTTCATTTAATTCATTTTTAAAGGATTTAATAGTTTTTTGACCTTCATTTGTTCTAAAATATTCTTCATTATCATTAAGAATTTTCATTAATTTTTCCATTTATTATTTATTAAAAAAAAATGTTTAAATATATAAAATGATTAGTTTAATGGGCGGATCTACAAAAAAATTTATTCCAGAAGGTGATAATATTCAAATATTTTTATTTGTCTTTGTAGTGTTTTTTATAAAGGTTTATTTAGTCCAATTTTCATACAATTATATTGCACCAAAATTAATGGCAGATTTCGGTAATGTATCTAGAGATAAACAATTTGAACCAATGTCATTTACACAAGCGATATTCTTAGTAATTTTATTTAATAATTTGTTTAGATAATTTAAAGTTTAAGATTTTATTTTAATTTGTGCTATTTTATCAAAATTTTTTTCTAAGTATATATTAAAAAAAATGGGAGGAGGATTAATGCAACTTGTAGCTTATGGCGCTCAGGATATTTACCTTACTGGTAACCCGCAAATTACTTTCTTTAAAGTTGTCTACAGAAGACACACTAACTTCTCGATGGAAACTATCCAGCAGACTATTAACGGCACTAGCACATTATCGGGTTCATCGTCAACTGGAACCGTTACTATTTCACGAAATGGTGATTTAGTATCTGATGTTTATGTTTCAAGTAATACCACTGGAATTCATCATGGTGACGAAATTATCCAAGAAGTTGAATTAGAGATTGGTGGACAGCGTATAGACCGTCACACCAAAGAATGGTTACAAATTTGGGAGGAATTAACAACTCCAGCATCTAAGACGGATGCTTTAAAAGTTATGAAAAAAGCAGATTCACGTGGAGATGCAGGTTTATCAATCATCCCACTACAATTCTGGTTCTGTCGTAACCCAGGTCTATCTTTACCACTTATAGCACTCCAGTATCACGAAGTTAAACTTAAATTTACATTTGGTACAAGTGCATATGCTTCAGTTGGAGTCGCTGCGGCCGTTCAAGTTTGGTGTGATTATATCTATCTAGATACAGATGAACGCCGTAGATTCGCCCAAGTTTCTCATGAATATTTGATTGAGCAATTACAATTTGATAATAAATCTTCAGCTACCAATATTAAATTAAACTTTAATCACCCAGTTAAAGAATTAATATGGACCAGTGCTGTTACTAACGTATATGGTGATGCTAAATTAACCTTAAATGGACACGACCGCTTTTCTGCGCAAGAAGAAGAATATTTTCAACTTAGACAACCAATTAAATATCACACACATGTCCCTAAACAAAATCTAGCACATAGTGCGGTGATGGCGCTGTCGGTGAACATGCCTTGTTTTGGTGGTAGTTTGGCGGTGCCGCGTAAATTTGAAGCTATGAATAGAGCAGATTCTGTTGTTACTACAAATAGTGTAATGGTTTCAAAGGGTGGTAATAATACACTTGAAGACATTTCGGGTGTTACTACTGCTGATACAGCAAACGAAGTCACTAGTGCTAGTGTGCTTGTATATTCATTCAAAACAAGCGATTTACAAAACCATGGCGCATTACCTGCTATAGGAGATATATTTGATTTTGAAGTTAGTGGTACAAATTCAGTATCAAATGGTACCAATAGAAGTCATGTAGTTGCTAGAGTAACCGGTATATCCAATGGTGCTATTGGTGGTATCAGTGATACTGGAAATTACCATATTCAATTAAATAATACTTTATGTGAAGCAACTCTAGATGATGAAATAGTGAACGCCGCTGATTTTACAATCCATAGTATTAAAGAAGTTTCAAGGGCATATGCTGCTACTTCTAACATGAGAAAACGTATAAATGTTTATTCTTTCGCCCTCAAACCTGAAGAACACCAACCATCAGGTACGTGTAATTTCTCTAGAATTGATAATGCTAGTCTTATATTTACTACAGCGAATGGTGAAAGTTTTACTGTATATGCTGTCAACTACAACGTCCTCCGTATCATGAGTGGTATGGGTGGTTTAGCATACTCTAACTAAATAACTAAATAACTAAATTTATAAAAAATAATATAATATTCTTTTAACTATCATTTGTAAAAAAATCCTTAATGAATTTTAAAGATTTTCATAAAAAATATTTTTTTTAAGATTTATAATAAAAATTAATTAATTAAGTTAATTTCTCTGAAATTTTTTTCTAAGTTAATAATAAAAAAATGGGAGGAGGATTAATGCAACTTGTAGCTTATGGCGCTCAGGATATCTACCTTACGGGTAACCCGCAAATTACTTTCTTTAAAGTTGTCTACCGCAGACACACTAACTTCTCGATGGAGGCTATCCAGCAGACCTTCAATGGTACTGTAGGTGTAGGTAACCGCCAGACTGCTACTATTTCTCGCAATGGTGATTTAGTTTATCGCATGTATTTAGAATATACTTCTACCGCTGCTAATAATGATGATAATCCTGGACACGGGGGTATTGGTTCAGTTGAATTAGAAATAGGCGGTCAAAGAATTGATAAACATTATGGTCACTGGATGGAAAATTGGGTTCAATTAACCGAACCAAATGATGCGGGATTAACTATGGACATAGCCACGGCTGGTTCTGGAACTAAATTTCAAAATATGGCTGGCGCGGGTGGTGCCATTGCTACTGGTGGAGGTGATGAGTGTACGGTACCCCTTCAATTCTGGTTTTGTCGCAATCCTGGTCTTGCTTTACCTTTAATTGCCCTTCAATATCATGAAGTAAAAGTTATTGTTGAATGGAGAAGCGACAACGGTGTCGCACCCACATCTGAAGAACTATGGGCAGAATACATTTACCTTGATACAGATGAGCGCAGACGTTTTGCACAAGTATCACATGAGTATCTTATTGAACAAGTTCAGCATCAGGATATCACCGAAAAAACAACTGAATTAAATTTCAATCACCCCGTTAAAGAATTAATTTGGGCCGGTAAGACATTAACCGCCACCAACGCACGCGATCCGATAGTTCCAACTCATTTCCAACTAAAACTTAATGGACACGATAGATTCGCAACCAGACCTACGAAATATTTTGCTCAAACGCAAATATGGCAACATCACACCGGTACACCCGTACAGACCGGGAACACTGGAACGGTGGGTGTCGGAAAAGCTGCTGTAGATGAAATTTGTGTTTATTCATTCGCTTTAAAACCAGAAGAACATCAACCATCAGGAACATGTAATTTCTCAAGAATTGATAATGCTCAATTAGTAGCGACCGGCACCGCCTCTAACATGGATATTTACGCCGTCAACTACAACGTCCTCCGTATCATGTCTGGTATGGGTGGTCTCGCATACTCGAACTAAAGTTCTCATATACTCGATAACTTTGTTATTTCTCGCATATTCTAACTAAGTAATTAACTAAATTATTCTAACAAATAACTAAATAAATCTTTCTTCTAATATCATAATATTTCTAAATTAGTCGTATCCGAAATACAACTGATCCAAATTAAATTTTTAAAGATTTAAAATATCTTTTTAAGAATTATCTTTTTTAAGTTAATTTCTCTGAAATTTTTTTCTAACTTATAATATAAATATGGGAGGAGGATTAATGCAACTTGTAGCTTATGGCGCTCAGGATATTTACCTTACCGGTAACCCGCAAATTACTTTCTTTAAGGTTGTCTACCGCAGACACACTAACTTCTCGATGGAGGCGATTCAACAGACTTGGGATGGGACTTCATCGGGTGCTGATAGTCGCTGCACAGCAACTATTTCCCGAAATGGTGATTTAGTTTACAGAATGTATTTGGAAATTACTTTTGGATCGGATCACGACGAAGTGCACGACAATCCAGGTGCTTCTCTTATTAATAATGTTGAATTAGAAATAGGAGGTCAGAAAATTGATAAACACAGTGGTCATTGGATGGAAACTTGGGCAGAATTGACTGAACCTAATCCAACAGGTACGGTAGCAACCGATAGCGGAAAAGATGGGACATTGTTCCAGAATATGTCTGGGATGGGGGGTGTATTTAATAACGGTAGTTTCGAACAGAATGACAAAATATTTGTTCCTCTTCAATTCTGGTTCTGCCGTAATCCTGGACTTGCTTTACCGTTGATTGCGCTTCAATATCACGAGGTTAAAGTTATTCTTGATCATCGCATGTTTACTAGTGTCGGAAATGCTACTAATCAATTATGGTCTGATTATATCTACCTTGATACAGATGAACGTAGACGCTTTGCTCAAGTATCCCATGAATACCTTATTGAACAAGTTCAAGAACAATCTATGACAACTGGGGATGGTAGTAAAGAACTTAATTTCAATCACCCTGTAAAAGAATTAATATGGTCACTATCTACAGCAAAAGTTGGGAACACCACCGCATCCGCAATAGGAGCAGGCACTTTCCAACTTAAATTAAATGGTCACGATCGTTTCGCTGCCCGTGATTTCCGTTATTTCACTCGAACTCAGGTATGGGAGCATCATTCTGGAGCAGGTGGATTAGATAGTGGAACCGCCGCGGGGACAGGAAAATTTGATGATTCTATCGGGGTTTACTCCTTTGCACTCAAACCGGAAGAGCATCAACCTTCTGGAACTTGTAATTTCTCAAGAATTGACAATGCACAATTAGTTGCAACAACTGATAGTAATGCCGATACAATCTTCGCCGTCAATTACAATGTTCTCCGTATCATGAGTGGTATGGGTGGTTTAGCATACTCTAACTAAATATTCCAATTAAATAATTATAACAATTTATAAATTTTAAAGATTTAAAACTTATTCTTTTAAAGATAATCTTTTTTAAGAAAATATATGTTTTTATTTACATAATTTTTTTTTCTAACTTATAATATAAATATGGGAGGAGGATTAATGCAACTTGTAGCTTATGGTGCTCAGGATATTTACCTTACTGGTAACCCGCAAATTACTTTCTTTAAAGTCGTTTATAGAAGACACACTAACTTCTCGATGGAGGCGATTCAACAGACTTTTGATGGAACGGCAGATTTCGGTAATTCTGTTTCATGTACTATTTCAAGAAATGGTGATTTAATTCATAGAATGTATTTGGAACATGAGGCTGCTCTTATGGCTAAAGCAACTTCTGATAATGATAATATAGCTATTGGTTGTGATTATGGTAGTCATTTAATGAAACAAATGGATTTAGAAATTGGTGGTCAAATGATAGATCGTCATTATGGTCATTGGCACTCTGCATATTCTCAATTAACCGATTATAATCCTAGTGGTGTTGCTTTTGGAGGAGATGTTGGGGGAGATGTAACTCAAGGAACTTTATTTCAAAAAATGAGTGGTAATGGTAATTCTATTGAATCGCAAGATGCGGTAGCGGCTAATACATCTATAGGAGGATGGACTATCGTTTCTAAAGGTACTGGATCTGCAGATGAAGCCTCAGGAAAGTTCTGGATACCACTTTATTTCTGGTTTTGTCGCAACCCAGGTCTTGCATTACCTTTAATTGCCCTTCAATACCATGAAGTTAAAGTAAAAATAGTATTTGAATCTTTGATTAATTTAACTGTATTATCTGATGATACTACTTTTGCTAATCAGACCCCACACATACCAGCAGATAAAAATCCTAGTGGAACAAACTCATTTAATTTATGGTGTGATTATATTTATCTTGATACCGATGAAAGAAGAAGATTTGCTCAAGTTTCCCATGAATATTTAATTGAACAAGTTCAACACCAAAATTCATCTGGTGGAAATATAAAACTTAATTTTAATCACCCAGTTAAAGAACTTATTTGGGCTGGTATTCGCACCACAAGTGTTGCCGAATCCCCTGATTTATATGATAGAAATGATCTGGTTGGTCCTGGTGGATTAACTGATACAATTAAACTTGTTTTTAATGGTCATGATCGTTTTGAATCCCGTGATGCAAGATATTTTACCCGCACACAGATTTGGGAACATCATACTGGTTATGGATCAACACAAAATACTAAAGATAATATTGCTGTTTATTCATTTGCCCTTAAACCTGAAGAACATCAACCCTCTGGAACGTGTAACTTTTCACGAATTGATAGTGCACGATTAGTTCAATCTGATGCTCAACCTATTAATATTTACGCCATCAACTACAATGTCCTCCGTATCATGTCTGGTATGGGTGGTCTAGCTTATTCGAATTAATAAATTAAATTTAAGAAAATTATAAAAAAATAATTTATTTTTAAAGAATTAATTGTAAAGATTATTTAAAATTGTATTTATTTGATCTGTATTTAATCTTCTATGTGATACATTAATTGATAATTCTGTTAATGTATTTAAAACACTTTTTTTCTCCTCATCTGATAAGTTTCTAGATTCACCAACTAATTCATACGTATCTAATTTTAAGAAATAATTATCAGGATTATTTATAAATTGACTTTTATCTGTCATCCACAACCTAATTAATTCAGATATTTTCTCTATATCATCAAGATTATCATCTACTTCTGTTGATTCTTTTAATAAATTTTCTACATTTCTTCTTCGAATTTGTCCACTTGACCATTTCCCTAAAACTTCGGCAAGATTTTTAAGAGAATATGTTGTTTCAACAACATCATCACCAGATTCTTCAGGAGTTACTTCTGATGATACAGGCACTTCAGTAAGTATGCTACGAATATCAGATGCAACCTGCTCAACAGGTGTTACTTCATCTGGTTCTTCTGTAGCAACTTCATCTGGTTCTTCTGTAGCAACTTCATCTGGTTCTTCAGGACCAGATGGTTCTTCTGTAGCAACTTCATCTGGTTCTTC